CAATGAGAGTCGTAGATCCATTAGCACAATCATTTTATGTTGAGGAACCAACAGGTATCTTCGTAACCTCTATTGATTTGTTCTTTTATTCAAAAGATGAGACTTTGCCAGTAACGGTTCAACTCAGACCGATGGAGTTGGGTCTCCCTACTGCGAAGTTATATCCTTTTAGTGAAGTTGTCATTGACCCAAAAGATATTGAACTTTCAGATGATGCAACTGTTCCTCATAGGGTAACATTTGAATCTCCAGTTTATTTGAAAGGAGATGCATTTCATTCTGTTGTCATTCTTTCAAACTCTAACAAGTACAGAGTTTGGGTTTCTAAGTTAGGTGAAATTGATATTACATCTCAGTCTGGACCAGAGTCCAAGCAAATTTTTGTAGCAAAACAACCTCTACTTGGTGGGTTATTTAAGTCTCAAAACGCTTCTACTTGGAATGAAGCACCATATGAAGACTTAAAATTTACTCTGTATAGAGCAAACTTTACAGAAACATCTGGCAACTTTAACTTATATAACCCAGAACTTGGACTTGGTAATGGTCAGATTGCAACATTACTCCCCAACTCACTGGAGTTTTCTTCAAAGAAAATTAGAGTTGGTTTAGGAACTACAGTTCAGGATAGTGGACTTGAACTTGGAAACACTGTCCTTCAACTAGCATCAAACGCAACAGGCAACTATGTTGGTTCTGCTGGAACTTCAACTGGAAACCTAAGAATTATCAATGCGGGTATTGGTTTTACACCGTCTTCTGGTTCATTTGTTCATTCTGGTGTTGCTTTAACAAGTATCACTGGAACTGGTAGAGATGCAACAGCAGATGTTACCATTACTAACGGAGTAGCAGTTGCTGCAACAGTAGTCACAGGCGGTACTGGATATGTTGTGGGTGATGTCTTAACTGCAACACAAATCGGTTCACAGACACTTGGAAGAAACTTACAGTTATCAGTTCAAGGTTTAAGTGGAACTAATGAACTAATACTTGATAACGTTCAAGGAGACTTTGTTACTGGTGCAGCAAGCACTGTTCAGTATACAAATAGTTTAGGTATTACGACCTCACTTAACGCATCTATCGGCGCAAATGTAACTATTCCTGCCGATGGGGTTCAAACAATAACTGATGGTTTACATATCAAAGTTAATCATAAGAACCACGGAATGCACGCCGGTGAAAATATTGTAACGATATCTAATGTACTTGGCGAAGTAAAACCAATCAAACTAACTAATGGATATAGTAACACTGAGACTGGTGATATTCCCGTAAATAACACTGTAAGTTACTCCACTTTTGAGAATGTTGGAGTAAGCAGCACTAATCCTGGATATGTTTTGATCGGTGAAGAGATCATCGCATATGAAGGTGTTACTGATACCACTCTGACAGGTGTAACTAGAGAAATAGACCAGACAACAGCAATTTCCTATTCCGAAAGTACGCTAGTCTATAAGTATGAAATTGATGGTGTTTCGCTAAGGAGAGTTAATACAAATCACACTCTTCAAGACTCATCTGTTACTGATGATATTGATCTTGATTATTACAACGTCAAGATTGATATGTCACAAGATGGTAAAACTGATGCTTTACCTCATGGACAAGTTAACAGAAGTGTTGGAACATCATTCCCCAAACTCTATATCAATGAATCTAAGTCTACTGGTGGCAGTGAAATTAATGCAACTCAGAACATTCAGTTTGAGATTGCAAGACCAAACATTCAAATAATGTCTCTTAATGGTACAAACGTTAGTGCAAAAACCAGAACAATATCTGGAACCAGTGTTGACGGAGAAGAGTTCTCTTTCATTGATAAAGGATTCAATGATATCAACCTTAACGCTAATAACTATTATGATTCACCAAGAATTATTGCTTCTAAAGTAAATGAAGATGAAAGACTTGATGCTCTTCCAGGTAATAAGTCTTTGAATGTAAACCTTGAACTTTCTTCGGTAAACCCAGTTCTATCTCCAATGATTGACTTGGATAGAGCAGCAATGATTCTGGTAACTAATAGAATCAATAGTCCTATTGAAAACTATGCAACTGATAATAGAGTTGCATCACTCAGAGAAGATCCATCAACATTTGTTTATGCCACTAGCACTGTTGAACTTGAAGTTCCTGCTACTTCACTGAGATGTATGGTTGCTGCTTATGTCAATACTTCTAGTGACTTGAGAGCATTATATGCTCTCCAAAATGATCCATCCGAAGAAGCGATTTACTATCCATTCCCAGGTTATTCAAACTTGAATAGTTTGGGTCAAGTAGATAATCCTTCACTGAGTGATGGTACTCCTGATAAGGAAACACCAAAAACTGATGTCCTCGGTTTTGAAAGTCCTGAACTCATATTCCGCGACTATGAGTGGAATGTTGATAACTTAGCACCATTTAGATACTTTAGTATTAAATTGATTGGTTCCTCTACTAACCAAGCATTCCCACCTAGATTCAGAGACTTTAGAGTTATTGCACTTGCTTGATATGAGATATTCAAAAGTTGAAGGAAATAAAAGTTTAGTTCGCGATGAGCAAACGAAAGCAATATTGAATACAAACAAAACAGAGTATGATAACTATATCACTCTCAGAAATATCAAAAAATCTGAAGTTGACCGAATGCAGCAACTTGAAAGTGATGTTTCTAATATGAAGAACGATCTCGATGAAATTAAAGATCTTCTGAGATCTCTAGTAAATAAACCCTAAATATTACAGGATAAGTTGTAGAAATGGCGCAACCATCATCTAGACAAGAATTAGTAGATTATTGCAAAAGGCAACTTGGTGCCCCTGTATTGGAAATTAACGTTGCTGATGAGCAAATTGATGACCTAGTAGATGATGCGTTGCAATATTTTCATGAGAGACACTTTGATGGTGTAACTCAAACGTTTTTAAAATACAAGATAACTCAGGAAGATGTTGATAGAGGAAGAGGAAATGTTGGAATTGCAACCACAACTGCAACTACAACGATAGTTGATACTGCAACTACTTTTAGTTTTGACGAAAATAGTAACTATCTTCAAGTTCCTCCTCATATCATAGGAGTCAATAAAATATTTAAATTTGATGGTACTAATAGTATCACAAATAACATGTTCAGTGTTAAATATCAGTTGTTCTTGAATGATATTTACTTCTTTGGTTCTACTGAACTATTGACTTATGCAATGACTAAAACATATCTTGAAGATATTGACTTTTTACTTTCTACTGATAAGCAAATAAGATTCAATCAACGTCAAGATAGACTTTACTTGGATATTGACTGGGCAAGTGCAGCGGTTGATAGTTATATTGTTATAGATTGTAATAGACTTTTAGATCCAAACGATTTTACTAGAGTTTATAATGATTCTTTCCTCAAGAAATATCTTACTATTTTAATTAAGAAACAGTGGGGTCAGAACCTTATCAAGTTCCAGGGCGTAAAACTTCCCGGTGGTATTGAACTGAACGGAAGACAGATATATGATGACGCTCAGAGAGAACTTGACCAGTTGATGGAAAGAATGTCCAATACATATGAACTTCCACCTTTAGATATGATCGGATGATATGCTTAACCCATTTTTTCAGCAAGGTTCAAAAACAGAGCAGTCTTTAATACAAGACCTCATCAATGAACAACTCCGTATGTATGGGGTTGAAGTTTATTATATTCCAAGAAAATATGCTACGACAAACACAATAATAAGAGAAGTTATTGAATCAAAATTTGATGATGCATATCCCCTTGAAGCATATGTAAACACTTACGAAGGATATGAAGGGCAGGGAACTATTCTATCAAAGTTTGGTGTTCAACCATTAGATGACTTAACTCTTACTATTTCAAAAGAAAGGTTTGAAGAGTATATCGCTCCTCTTACAAAGAACTTAGCAAACATTGAACTTTCTACTAGACCTAAAGAAGGGGATTTAATATATTTTCCATTAGGAGATAGACTTTTTGAGATTAAGTTTGTAGAACACGAGAAACCATTCTATCAACTTCAAAAAAACTATGTTTATGAATTGACTTGCGAACTCTTCAGATATGAAGACGAAGTACTGGATACCGGTATTGAAGAAATTGATGATAATGTCAAGGATGAAGGTTATATTCAAACTCTTACTCTTGTTGGTAGTGCGTCAACGGCAACAGCAAATACTTACATTGTTAATGGTGGCGTAAGACTCTTTACGCTTTCAAATAGAGGTGATGGATACTCTTCGGCACCAAGAGTCGCTATTTCTTCTGCACCATCTAACGGACTTACTGCTGTTGGTGTTGCAACTATGATTGGTGATTTGGTTGACTGTACTGGAGATAAAGCAGATTCTAAGGTTCAGGGTGTAGAGATAGTAAATGCTGGTTATGGGTACACTGTAGCGCCTTCTGTGGCGTTCTTTGGAGGCGGTGGAGCAGGTGCCGCAGCAACTGCTACAATTGGTGATGGTGTCATTGGTATTGTCACTGTCACAAGTGGTGGTTCTGGATATAGCACTGCCCCTGGTATTTCCTTTACAAATGAAGTCTTCCTCTCTGGAGTTACTACTGCATCTGCATCTGCACACGCATACATCAGTGGTGCAGGTATTGTAACCGCAGTCTACATTACAAACGCTGGTCTTGGATATAGTGTTGCACCAACCATTGAAATTTCCGCACCTGTTGGTTTTGGTACAACTGTTGGAATTGGTACGTTTGCTTACAACGAAGTTATTACTGGAAGTGTAAGTGGAAATACTGCTCGCGTAAGAGAGTGGGATGCGACAACAAATACTTTAGAAGTCGCAAATCTCACTGGAGACTTCTTAACAAATGATATCGTTCAAGGTGCAGAATCTGGAGCGATTTATAAGGTCAGAGTTGTCAATACAGACAATCTTGTGGATCCATACGCTCAAAATGATATCTTTGAGAGTGAAGCGGATAGCATCCTTGACTTTACCGAACGCAATCCTTTCGGCAATCCATAAATAGTATATCGTATCAGTTGAAAAATGTTTGAGTATTTTTACCACGAAATATTAAGAAGAACCGTTATTGGATTCGGAACTCTCTTCAATGATATCAATATCCGTCATACGGATTCTTCTGATAACACTGTAAGTGAAATGAAAGTTCCACTTGCATATGGTCCTACTCAAAAGTTTCTTGCCAGACTGGAGCAGGTATCAGACCTGAATAAAGCAACTCAACTTTCTCTCCCAAGAATGTCTTTTGAGATGATTGGGTTGAGTTATGATCCGTCTAGAAAAGTAACGTCCACTCAAACGTTTATTTCTGCTCTCGGCAGTGATAAGAAAAAGGCACGAAAGACTTTTATGCCTGTTCCATATAATATGTCATTTGAGTTAAGCATATATTCAAAATTGAATGATGATATGCTTCAAATTGTAGAACAGATTTTACCATATTTTCAACCTGCATATAATCTGACTATTGATCTTGTCGATCAAATCGGAGAAAAGAGAGATATCCCCGTAGTGTTTGACGGCATCACAATGTCTGACGACTATGAGGGCAACTATCAGACAAGAAGGTCTCTTATCTATACTTTAAGATTTACTGCAAAGTCTTATCTGTTTGGTCCCATTTCCGATCCTACCAAGGATATTATCAAGAAAGTTACTGTTGGTTATGTCACTGGAGACAGAACAGATACACCAACCAGAGATGTTACATATAGTGTTCAACCAAGAGCAACGAAGAGTTATTCTGATAATGTAATCACCACTCTGAAAGCAGACATTACAGATATTGCAACCGTTCTTCAGGTTAATGATGCATCCTCTATTGCCGTTGATGGTGTTCTCGTTATTGATGATGAGAACTTCCGTGTTGCAGCTAAATCTGGAACAAAAATTACTGTTGAAAGAGGTTATGATTCGACAACTGCAACCAACCACGTATTGGGAACAGATGTTAAGTTGATTACTTCAGCAGACGCAGACCTTATTCAGTTTGGTGATAACTTCGGTTTTGATGAGATTTGATTTCTATGACAAACAAATTTGACGATTTAAATGACGCTTTCAATGTTGCAGGGGACATAGTTCCAGCAGCAACAGAAAAGACTGAAGTTATTCCCAAACAAGAAAAGTCTGAGAGACCAGTTGTAGATGACGTTAGAAAGGATTACGAATATACAAGAGGAAACTTATATTCAATTATTGAAAAAGGTCAAGAAGCAATTAATGGTATTCTTGAACTAGCACAAGAAAGTGAGATGCCAAGAGCATATGAAGTTGCTGGACAACTTATCAAAAACGTTTCTGATGCAACAGATAAATTAATGGACTTGCAGAAGAAGTTAAAAGATGTAGAAGAAGAATCTAAATCTAAAGGTCCTCAAAATGTTACCAACGCACTTTTTGTGGGATCTACTGCTGATTTAGCAAAGATGCTTAAACAGCAAAAAACTGAGGATAAATAGTTAAAAAAGTAAAATGGCAGCAACTCCTGCAGTAAATATAACAATACCTCAAGGTGCAGATTTTAGTCAGGTTTTTACCGCAAAAGAGACTGATGGTTCTGCAAGAAATTTAACTGGTTATTCTGGATCTGCTAAAATTAAGAAGCATCCAGGTTCATCCTCTTCTAGTGACTTTACCGTTGGTATTACGAGTGCCACTGGAAAAGTTTCTATTGCAATGACTTCTGGAGTAACTGTTGCTCTCAACTCTGGTAGATATTACTACGATATAAAAATTGTATCTGGTGTGGGTACAGTTTCTCGCCTTGTAGAAGGTATGGCATTCGTCACTGCCGGTATCACAACCTGAGCATTTTAATAAATAAGACAGGAAGAAAAATTCCAAAGTACACCTGTTACTAATAAAATGTCCAAGGATGAGTTGCCGTCAATAGAAGATTTTAATGGAGATGATAATCTCCCCTCTATTAAAGATTTTATTACAGAAGAGAAAGCAGAGGAACTTCCTTCTGTAGAAGAATATGTCGAAAAGAAAGAAGAGATATTAACAGAAGCAACTCAAACGATTGAGGATGCAGATGGAAATTCGTTTACGGAGATAAAAGATATTGTTCCACCTTGGCCAGAACTGGTTAAGATGGTTAATGATGTTAGGGCAGATATTCCTGACATTCCAGAAATTAAATATTACGATAAAGAACTTGAAGATCTTGCAGAACAAATCTCTAGAGTTAGAGATGAGATTCCAGAAGTTCCAGAAGTAAGATATTACGAAAAAGAAGTTGAAGCAATCTGTGAGCAGATTGATCTTGTCAGAGAGCATATCAAAGACCTTCCAGAGGTCAAGTATTATGATGAGCAGGTTGATGCAATTGAAGATAGAATTGATACTCTTCAAACAGAAGTAACTAACCTTCCAGAAGTTAAGTATTATGATAGAGAAATTGAAGCAATCTGTTCAGCAATTGACCAGGTTCGTTCAGAGATTCCAACTTTTCCAAAGTGGGTCAATGAGGTAAATGAAGTTCCTGACTTCTCCTGGATTGGTAAAACTTTCAGCGTCATTGATGATGACTTTACTAAAGTCAATGATAGTATTGATACCCTGAAAGAAAATATTCAACTTGATATTAAAAAGTTAGTTGAAGATAATGAAGTCAGGCACTTTGAAAGTAAGATTAAGTCTGAAAACGAAGTAAAAGATCTCAATACCAAATTAGGAGAAGAAAAGGATAAGATCTGGAAAGAACTTCGTGACTCCTCTATGAAGATGTGGGAGTATCATAGAGAGTTTAAAGATGATGACCGTAAACTCAAGAAGCAAATTCTTGGAGAATATAATACTCTCAAACAAAATATTAAGAAAGAACTTAAGGAAGTAACTGAAGA